TAGAGTCCTGACAAAGGATAGCAACCGAAGCTACCTTCATGCCTGTGTCATACAAGTATTTAGATAATTTTAAGCGTTCACAGTTTTCATCTCGAACGGCTTTACCCCCAGATAGACCAAACAATTGACCCTGGAACGCTCCTGACACACCAGTAGTACATAAGTCTTGTGAGTAAGACATGATACTAGGTGCAATAGCAGAAGCTGGTGGTGAGTTAATATCTTGTTCTATTTTTTGTGTAGAAGTAGAAGTATTGTTATTAGTATTAGTCGCAGTATTGTTATTGGTATTTACGTTTTGATTACTGGTACTGACATTACTAGTACTGGTGCTCGTATTAGTGTTAGTAGAATTATTAGTATTAGTATTTGTTACAGTTTGAGTAGCAGTAGAATTAACAGTGCTATTGCTAGTACTAAGATTAGTATTTGAATTGGTGTTGGTATTAGTGTTAGTAGATACATTCGTATTATTATTCGTGTTCGTATTATTATTTGTATTGGTATTTGTCGTAGTAGTTGTATTAGTAGTTTCTAAACTATTGCCCTCACAATACTGTGTACCCATAGTACAGTCACCTGTCTGTGCTGCCTGAACGGTTATTGACATACCTCCTATAACTCCGAGTAGCATCCAGCCACTTAAGGAGAGAAGTTTTTTCATTTAAAAATATTATACAATATCTAATTACCAGATTCCCACTCTTTTAATGCTTTCCAGTATTTTTTTAAACCTTTAGCTACGTAACGCCAAAATTTTTTCATACCATCAGGATTAGAGTTCTCTGCTATTAAAATTAAAATACAAAGACTAAGTGTCGTCAGTAATATAAAATTCATGTGCCATAAATTCATACAAGGTTCTAAAGTCCTCTAAAGTTAAAAAAGGTACATTCTTCCTAATATGCAATTTACGATATTCATCATAAATTAATTGTAGTTGCTGTTCTTTATATAATATCACTCTGGTGCTGTAGGCCAAGTTACTTCAGAAATATTTTCTATATTAGAGTAGGCAGGTGGTAAGTCTCGTAGCGCTTGACGATAAGTAGCCCATTCCGTCTTTTTTGTATCTGATAAAGGAGAGTCTGGTACCTGTGTCCAATCAGAAGAATCTAACATAGCCCCGCGGTAGTTTCTTAAATCTAATTGTGCTTGTGCTTTATTTTGTTGAGTAATAACTTCTGAACTTTTTGCTACTGCAACACTATCAACAACAATAAAGTTATCGGTTGAATAAGTACCTTCTATATAGCTTTCACCACTTTTTACATTGTTAGTCATATCACCTAAACCAGTGACACTTCTAAGAATTATGCCAGTTTCTGAATCATAAATAGTTATATTATTTTTCATGCTTATCTTTGAAATTGTTCTAAAGCTAAAAAGTGTTGATGTCTTGAAATAGCACCACCACCAAAAAGTTGTTTAACTTCAACATTATAAGTTGTACTACCTGTACCTGTGTCAGTATCTACTAAAAGTATAGTATCTGATTTTCTAAGTCTTAAAGATACACCAATGTTAAAGTCCTCACCTATTTGTGTAGAACCCCTTAAGACTCTTATAGCATAAGCTGAAGAAGTATTACCAGATGCCCCGCATTGTATTGTAAAACTTATCAATGTTTGGAAACCTTCTCTGATTATTGTACCTGACTCTATATTTGCAAAAACTGTATTGTTAAAATTTGATGGACTACCGCCAGAACCACCTGAAACATAAACTGGCACTGTTACTGCCTTATCCTTTATTTGTAATGTATCTACTTGTGCACTACCAATTTTAGCCTCAGTAATTGCAGCATTTGCAATCTTTGCAGAGGTTATGTTAGCGTCAACAATTTTAGCAGTTGTTACATTTGCATCAGCAATTTTAGCTGTAGTTATAGCAGCGTCAGCAATAATACCAGAAGCTGCAGTAATAGTACCTGTGCCTATTTTTGCAGCGGTAACGGCATCAGCAGCTATTTTATCTGTAGTAATTGCTCCAGCTTTTATTTCTGCTGCATCTATAGCACCAGCAGAAATAACTGTATCAGCATTAGCGTCAGTAATTTTAGAAGTAGTAACGTTAACAGCACCAGCAAACTGCCCAACTATATTAGAAGTAGATACGTGTCGTACCCAATAATAAAAATTAGAATTAAAATCTACTGTATCTGACCAAACTTGTGCTCTAGTTGTATCAATACGGGTAGCACTACCTAAATTATTACTGGTGTGACGCCATACTTCAGTAAAAGCAAAGTTACCAAACTGTGCTAAGTCCCAAGATAATATAATTTTTTGAAATGTTCCTGTGCCTGAAAAACTAGTAACGTCCGGTGGTACTGCTAGATCAACTACACCATCAACAGGTATGAAAGTATTAGGTGGCGTGCCAGCATCTAAGTTAAAAGGTTCTTCTAAAAAGTTCTCTGCTAGTCCAGAATCAATAAGTTCTCGTACTGTAACTGCTCTATCTTTTGGATCACCTACTCTACCTAGTCTTACTTTTAAGGCTTCATCAACAGCATTTAAGTAAGTTTTTAATTGTGGGTCAACATTAGACGGAATAGGAGGGATGGCAGGTAATTTAGTTTCTTTAGTAGCCATTAGATACCTCTTAATTCGTCAATAGATTCCCCAATACAAATTTCATTAATAGTATGAGCGCCTGATACTTCGACTGCATAAGTTTTATGTACACCAGTAGGTAGTCGTAAAATTGGTTCAGTAATCGTAGTGGCACCAAAAGAGGTAGGTGCAGAACCTGTGGCACTAAACACCGATCCTGAAGCAGTAATTGTAGCGTCAAAAATTTCTGCACCATCACCAAAAACTTTTACCGTTATGCCTGACCCAGAGTATGCGTCAGCTTCTACTTTTACAAAGTTCATACTAGTAGGTTTAGGTAAAACAAATTCTTTAGTTTTAAAAGCTTGAGTGTTATTAGTTGTACTGCCCTGGAAGAGTTCAACTTGTGCGTTACCACCACCAGAGTCGTAATCAATAAGGTACAGTTCATTATCGTCTGGGTCAGTAAAACCACCTTGAGCATGGCCAGTAGCTATAGAGCTAAGGTTAGTCAAAGCATTTTTACCACCACGCGGGTCAAATAAAAAGGCACCATAGTTAGAACCATCATAATATTGACCTACATACCTACCCTGCCAAAGAAAACCTTTAATAGTAGCGGGATAATACTGAGCTTGCCATTGTTTTGGAGTAATTAAACCTTCGGTAAGTATAACTATCTCACTACCAGAAACCCCTATTAGACCATCGGGTGAAGCATAAATAGCTAAACTGCCCATATCAACTAAAGACTGTTTATTTAAACAAGCTTGAGCTGCTTCCAAACGTACTACACTCATTGACTGTGGGTCTGTACCTGCAGCCATGTAAGGTGTACCTTTTGTAGCTATAAATAACATCTGTCCTGCCATAGCGATACCAACAATCTCTTCTTCAAGAGTTATACGAAAAGCTACCGGCCAAGCGTGGGGTAAAAATGGTTCAGAAAAACATAATCTTTTTCCACTAAACCCAGCAAAAACACCATTTGCCATAGCTGTTAGACCTAACATCTGACCATTTGGGTATGTGCTACTGTCATCATCTGGTGGCGCAATATGAAAAGTACTGGGGATAAGTTCTGCTAATTGATCATTATTTAAATTATCTGTAGTGCTAGCCGTAGCTAAAGTTACTTGTTTAACAAATTGAAAGTTAGTTGTGTTTGACCCTGTATTAGATCTATAGATACGTTTATTAGCTAGGTTAGTGTTACTTTTACTAGTAGAAGTATCCATACCAGATATAGTTACGGTTTGTCCATCTACTTTACTTAGTACTGTAGAAGCCGGTGAAGGCGGGCCTTCTTCTCCAAAAGCAGAAACAAAAGTATAAACATAAGAAGTACTGTATTGAGTTTGCGTACCATCATCAGTACCAGCAGTTATACTTGTACTTGCAGCATTTGCTGGTGCTGGTATACCTAACCTAAAAAAACTTCTTGGGTACGCACCCGAGCCAGAAGCCAGGAGCTGTGTAGAACTAGCCATTTGTGGGAAACCTGCCCCAGTCCAATACAAACGATCAAAAGCATCATCTGCAATAGGTCCTGGTTGTACATCAACAGCGTTAGTAAACTCTAAATTGTAAACAGCACCACCAAAATCATAACGATACAGACCAGCTCTAGCTTGTTGGTTTAAGGTAGCAATAGTACTATTTGCCGTAGTTGGAGTTAGTACGCCACGATCTAAATCAGTGTTAGTAGCTGTTTGTCCTAGCTCATTAGCTAGAAGCCTAGGTGCTATTTGTGGAGCAATTCCATTAAAAGTAATTAGTTTGAAGTACGCCATACATTATTTATTTCTATGTACCCCTTTCATTTTTTCATATGACCTCAAGCCACCAAGCCCGAGCATGCCCATAAGAATAGTACTAAGTTGTGAAAATTCAAATTCAGGCATTGGGGTATCAACTCCTGTTAAAACTAAAACAAACGCTAATATTGGTGAAAGGACAAAATGATAAGCAAGTGCAACACCACAGGTCCACCCAACGAAGGGCCTCCAGCCCGCAACAAACATACTCTTGTGTGCTGCTTCTTGTTTGTTTAAATCTATTTGTGCTAGGTTAGCTGAATGAAAAGCTGTCTTGAGCTCATGTTCTAATTTAGCCTTCAGATCCTTATCAGCCACAAATTTGTTAAGTACTGTACCTGCTACACCTACTATTGATTCTGCAATTGCCATATCTACCTCCTTATCTTAAAAAATATACAAGTAAGCCCACTCCTGAACTTACGCAGACCCATAAAAATCTCTCTACAAAACTAAAAGAGCGAGTATTTAAGTTGCTGTTATTTTCTACAGCGTCTACTCGCTCTTCCATTTTGTCCATTCTAATAAAAAATCTATCGTTTTGTTTCAATACTGTTGCTACTCTTTCTTCAATACGAGCAATAGACACGACAGCATCCGCCAGTCGGTCTATTTTCTGTTCTATCTTTTCTAGTCTTTGATCTTGTGAATCACTCATAACTCCAAACCCAAGGTCTAGGTCTGGAACTAGTCGCTTCAAGATTATCTAAATGTATAAATCTAGAGTCGCCATGTTGTTTCACACCAAGCCCGGTCATACCGTGTTTTAACGCTATTTCTATACACTTCAAGGCGTCCGCTCCTCTGATAAGTATATCTACAGCCCTGCCACTTGCGTGTGCTCCTGGTTGCGATTTTTTTGCTTCTATAGGATGCGTTGGATCTCTATAGGCACTTGTTATTATAAACGGAATTCCAACTTCTTCACGTACTTTTTCAAGTATTTCCATAAATTCTAAGTCCATACCACAGATACCTGTGTGTTTGCACTTAAGTTCGTCTTCTGTAAAATATTTCCAATTATTCATTTTATGTCCATTGTTTACCTTCTCTCCAACCTACTAGAGCATAACGTTGTCCTTTAGTTATTTCAGTAACTCTATGTTGTAAAAAAGAAGGAAATACTACCACTGTACCTTTTTTTCTTATATTTTCACTAAACTCTTCATTTGTATTTAGCTCTGTAAATTCTAAATCTCCTCCTGTATAGTCGTGTGAATCAGATAGTTGTAAAGAAAAACTTAATTTTCTTTCATATACACCGGATGTTTTTGAAGCCTTATTGCCTAAAAAAGAATCTTGATGCCAGTCATAAAAACTACCTACATTGTACTCAGAATGTTGAATATATCTACAAGTACCTGATAAATCAAAACCAAAAAAATCCATATTAGCTCTATCAATGTAATAATTAATCATTGTAACTAATTCTTGGTATATTGCATTTGCTGCTATTTCATTAACCCAACGTATATTAGTAACTCTTATTTCATTATTTACTTTGCTTGAGTCACCAAAATCTATACTAGCTTTTTCAATAGGTACTTCTTTTAAAATATTATTATGAATTTTATCAATGTAATCAATAAAATTTTTATCAGGGTTGCAAAACATAGCAAGTTTATCAATCATATTTTCTCCTAT